CGATTTAATCGATGAGAAAGCAGGAGTGATGGTCGTGCTGGAAGCAGCGGTGATCAGACCCTTGGCATTAACGGTGAAGACGGCTGCTGCAGTGGCGGATCCAAAGGATCCGACGTTTCCGTTAACGGTTGCCAGCGTCGTTGCGACAGCACCAGCGGAAGTCGTAATATCCCCGGTGAGTGCCGGCATTCTAGCAGCTAGAAGGGTCCCAGCATTGAGGTTACCGGCGTTCAGATAATACGAACCATGTTGCCCATCGAGAAGATCGGAGTCAAGACCAGAAGCAGCACCGTCGTTACCAGCGTGCCAGATAGAATTCCCGTTGGCGGTAATGGTACCAGACTCGAAAGCCACATCGAGCAGGTTGATTCTGAGTTTCTCGACCCCGCCGATGTAATAAATCATCGGGCCGCCGACGGCCAATCTGGATGTTCCATACACCAGAGAGGCCCCGAAGTTATCGTCGAGGCCAAGGCTGGCTGTAGTTCCAATACCACGAATCGATCCGGTGCTGAATGTCCAGGCCCCAGAGATAGTTGCAGTTTCTGCTTTGCGTGGGAAGGCGTCGCTGTTATAGCCGTCAAACAGATCAGCGTCAAGACCGGATCCGCTACCGTCGACAGTTATGAGTTTGGAGAGAACATCGGCTGCGGTATACGAAGACGTGAATACGAAATCCGTAGAGTTATAGCCGTCAAACAAATCGGCGTTCAGCCCAGATCCTGGGCCGTCAACGGTGAGCAGTGATGCGAGAATTTCAGCAGGAGTGTTGCCCGCTGCTTCTAGAGCAGCAGCCAGTCCATCGACTTGTTCGATGCTGATGAGTTGGTATGCATTAGCCAAGGAGTGTCCTTTAGGCTTGGATTGTTCTGTAGGTGCTGACCGTCAGTGGGACTGCGTTGGCTGTTGGGTTTACCGTGACAACCACATTTCCACCGGATACAGATGCGTCCAGGAGGCCCAGTGAATAGTTTGACCAGACTTCACCGTAGGTTGTCATAGAGACGTTAGCCCCCTGATTGACCACGACCAACTCGAGGGCGTGGTATAGTGTGCCAGCGTCATTGCGGATAGTTACAAAATATTTGGCAAAGTGGTAGTTGGTAGAATCATAAGCATCGACGTTCGTAACCGCAGCGGCCGAAACCGCAATAGCGTTTGTGTTAAACTCGAAGTTGTTGTTACCGATGTACAGCGTGTCGGTGATTGTGAGGTTGCCGGTGATGACAGAATTGCCAATCGCCTCAATGCCCTCTTCAATCTTTAGTCTATTCACTGCCATCTTACTTCACCATGTGGAGGATTGTCTTGGTTGAAGTATTTATGGCGGTTTGTTGGTAGTTCACGGTGATATGGGTTGTATTTGAACTAGCCGAAACAATGCCGTTGTTAGCATTGGTAGGTACAGAGACGACGCCGTAAACTGCCATCTGAGGAGTGCCACCGTTGTGAGCTAGAATGCCTTCGTACACCTGAGTGTTAGAACCCTTCTTGCTCTGGACCATGATTCTGGCCGAACTGAAGTCAGACTTGAGGAAAGCAAAGAGTTGCTGAGGCGATGTGGTGTTAGATCCAAGATCCGAGTTAGCTGATACCTCGATCACATAGTCGGTCTTAACCGCGATGTTGTTGGCAAACGAAGCATTAGCAGCAACAGACAGGAAGGAGCCCAGAACAGTATTGCTTGTGACTGTCAGCACGTTGGCTACGTTAGCAGCACCACGCACATTGATAGTGTTGACATTGGACAAACCTGTCGTGACAGTAAATCCGTCGGCGACACTAAGAGTGTTTGAGACTTGGGCGGCCGACGTGATGGTCAGGATGCCAGACGTGGAAATGTTGCCGCCGCGCAGTGCTGAGTTGGCAACCAACGTTGTAGCACCAAGGATACCGATTACGAATCCGTTACCCGTGTTGTTGCCGTTGTAGGCATTCGTATTCGACACGGTCATAACCGTGTTTTGAAGGTGATCAACAACCTGATTGTATTTGTCAACGAAAAGCTGGAAGGTATCCGCGTTTACGTTGACAACACTTAGGATGTTGGTATCGACTGCTCTATAGGACATCCGTTAGCTTTCCTTTTGCCCTTTCAGAGCATTGACTTCTCTAGTGAGATCTTCCACAGCACGTTCAAGTTTCTCGATACGCTTCGTGGTGTCTCTCTTGTGTTTCATCTCGAGATACTCTTTACGATTCTGGTTAGAAACGATTCTAGTATCTTCGTCTACCTTGATATTCATTAGGCAGACACACCGACCATTCGAATATCTTCGACAGTAGGTACGATGTATTTATTGTCAGAAAGGAGGACGATCTTGATCGCGAACGTGTCGAAACCATCGATCTCAGCTTGGTTCGTTTGAGTGTAATACCTGGCCACGTTGTCGTTGAGAATGTTATTGAATCCAGTGCCCACATAGGACAGCAGATCCATCTTCAAGCCAGCGCCAACGACCGATTCTTGAACCGAGTTGTTAACCACTGGGGATCCGAGGGTAAGGCGAGTAGTGTTTGCCACCGCGATGACTGGGGCGACCTGGTGGTTCGTTACATTCAGCGGGCTCCAGATACGAACTAGTTCACCGATCAGGGCCGATGTGAAGTTAGTTCCAGAACCATCGACGTTTGCTGAGTTGTTTGCTGTTGTCACAACGCCGGCTAGGGTCGAGGCAACCTCAGGATATTGAGGCAGCGTATAGCCGATTGTGGTCAGGCTGAACTTGTCATACGGGTTGGTGAACACCTCAGGTGTCGTCTTAGTCAGTTTGGTCCACAGCTTATCATCGAATGGCTCATCATCGATCGAGTTGTGCAACTTGGCGTAGACTTCAATGTCAGTTCCAGCCGGGCGCTGGCCGCGGACATATACCATTAGGTCTTCAGATGCAGAGTCCTGATCAAATCCGATGCGCTTGCCGATGTATTTGGAAATAGCATTGCCGTTGTTGGTATGCTCATTCGTGGCGTCATTGTTGATATCGTTTTCGTATGTCATGACGGTCGCGCGCTGCGACTCAATGACAGGAGTTTCGAAGAGGAAGTCGTTGTCCTTATTAACTTCGAAGACAACATTGAATCGGCTGGACACTCCAGAGTTGGCGCCCTTCTCATTAGAGGTCGATCCCAGGACTGCCGGATAATCCGATAGCTTGTTGAAAGCTTTGAGGGTCGTTGGACGATACAGCCCAGCGCTAACCCCAAGTGTTGCTCCGTTTGAATAGGCGTGGTCTACGGTAATGGTTCCGTCAACTGAGTTGATCTCTTGGAACTGCGGCCAGATTTCAGTGATGGACTTATCATCGACCGAAACGATGTTAGCGTACGCGCCGGACACGTGACCCCTAAGGGTTAGGCCGACCTGGTTGTTGGCTACCGTGATAACAGCGTTAGCGCCTGGGTTTCCAGACTTCAGAGTAGGATCGGACACAGACACTTCGATCCGGACGTTCGAAACGGGAGGAACGAAATCCTCACCGGTTGTGATAACTGTCAGATAGGAAATAGCACCAGATCCGTTAGTCGTGATCGTGTACGTGGCATCAGCACCGTCTGGGTTGACAACGCGGACGATGTTTGTGTTCGAATATCCAGCACCCGTGTTGGATACTGTAACACCGCCAAGACCGCCCGTGACGAATCGAGCAGTGCTGTTCGCCGAAGACTTGAAGAGAACGATCTCGTTGGTCTTGTTGAAATATGGGCGGGATTCAAAAACTTCGGCCACGACACCAGTTCTGTAGGAACCAGAGAAGCCGTTAGTCGTAATCACAGACTTCTCTTTAAGGAAGAGGACAGTGTTGTTGACGATGTTATTGACAACAGCGATCGCATACGTATTCGCAGCCTGGGAATCAGACAGAATGATGAAGCTGTTTGCGGCAAGAGTCGTAGAGAACGTCGTATTGTTTCCGAGGATTCTCGTTGAGTTTGCGTTGATAGTCAGAGTTCCTGGCAGATCGGCTTTGACCGGAATAGTAAGACCGGAATCCGAAGGATCCTGGAAGACACGCTCACGGGTGAGGAAGGTGTCATGCAGATCATTGATGGTAAGGAACTCATAGTTCTCAGCCACGAACCCAACGTTTGCAGTCGTGTTAGCAGAGAACTGAGCAACGGAAACACTGAAGCGCAGATCGCGATCTGAGATAGCCCTGAAGTTATCGTCTGACGATCCTTCAAAGAGATACCCATCGTATCGACCGTTTGGTCCACTGGTTGGAGAGTTGGTGTTGATTAGCGCGTGACCTTGCACTGCCTGCCATAGTTCGTAATCTTCATCCATGACCTGAATGTAGATTCCATAGTATGCGTTTGTTGGCAGAGTCAGTGGCGCAGCAAAAGTAAACGTGGTAGGAGTGTCTGCGTTTTCAGTTAGAACGATGTCGTCCCAGGTCATTCTAGCAAAAGGAGCACTAGCAATGTTTTCCAGGATAGGTGCATCTCTGGTAGCTGGGCAAATCTTAACTACGATGCTGGGATTGGTTAGGCCTGATTTGTTCGCAGTGCGATTTGGCATACTCTTGACATACAGGTCGACACTAGTCAGGAGAACCTGGCTAGAGCCGTTTACTGCATTCGAGTTGACGAAAAACGTCTGGACTAGGTTATATGCCAAGAATAAGTTCCTTCAAGATTAGTAGCCGTCGATGCCGAGGGATTGTTCAAAGTTAGTTGCCGTACCTCGACCGATCACGCCACGATTTTCCAAGAAGCTGAAAAGATCGCTCCGCTCATTTGGCACAAGCCCATAATCAATGAACCCGGCGCCGCCGCCGCCGCCACCGTAAGGTGGGTCGTATGGTGGATCCAGAGGCGTGTCGACGATAGGGCCGGTTGGTCCGGTTGGATCGGTATCGACAACGATTACTGGGGCAGGCTTCGTAATCCTTGGTGGCTCTGGGCAAATGATAGGATCATCTGGTACAACGACCGGTGGGGTGAGGATGAGAGGTGCTTCAACACAACCCTCTTCGCTTGCAGTCCTAGTAACCTGCATGTATATATCCCTCGTCAGTGGATGACGAACGGTGATGTTGACTATCGTGCCGGGGACCAGTCCGCATACGTGCGCAACGTCGCCTTCCGTCTCCAGCGTAATAGGAGGGCGTGGAGGTGGTTGCGGAGGACCTGGGTCAGGCTTCACAACCGGGTCAACAGGCATTGGTGGAAGTGGCGGCTCTGGCAGAACAACTGGACCCTGAGTGGCGATGTCCTGATCGATCAAGACAAAGTCGGCGGATCGTGGCAGTGTGACGATTTGCGTTCCGGTTTCTTCGACGTACGAAACAACTAGGCGGCGCTTCAGTGGGCTCAGGCGCCCTTCGAAAATAGACGCATTAAACTGTGGGTTCGTCGTGTCAGCAAGGCGAAGACCTTCGAAGTTGTCGACTGCGAAGCCAAACTTGAAGCGAGCGATATCAGCATCAAGCGACGACGGAATAACCAGGTTGTTGAGATCTTGCTCGACGAGAGTGAGGCTGACCGCTTGCTCGACATTGTTCAGACGGCGGTCCATGCCGGCAATATCGGCCATGGAGTAACGCTTATTCTGCGAGTTGGTCAGGCTGTATTTGTTCGAAGAGCGGATTTGGTATAGCCCGGTCCGCGCTGTAAGAAGACGCTCAGATCCCATACGAGTGGTATACTGTAATGAAACGTTCTCGTTCAGGGTCTTTGGAACCGATGGGTATGGAGGAATGTTGAGAATGTCAAGCGTGATAGAGTCAACAGGTTGTGCTACCGGAGTGTAACCAGCTCCAGAATACCCGGTCAGGACGCGAATGTCACCATTCGAAGTCATCACGATTCTGTCAGCACGGCCGCGGTATGACTCGATAGAGAACGTGAGATCGCCCTGCGGCGCAGGAACGTTCTTGTCTAGAGTCTCGTCGATTGTCCTAGTTTCAGCTGGGTTGACTGTCGCGGTGGCGACAACTGCCAATACGTTTGCGGTGGATTCAACAGTAGGCCTGAAGTCGATGCAGTCTCTGAGGTCACGGTATTCACCCTTGATGGAGTAGAACTGCGGAACTTCAGCGGTGTGCACAGTCGTATTGGATACGGCTACCTCAATGGTGTCATTGATGTTATAGGAATCGATGGTAAACGGACGGTCAGCTGGGTTTTGGAATACGTCGAACTCAACAAGCAGCAGATCATCAGCCAGGATATCGTACTTTGCACCAGGCTTGATTACCAGATACGATAGGTCCAAGTAATTTTCGTTTTGGTTATTGTCGATATAGAAGGCGTCTGTGATGTTCTCATCTGCAGTCGTGACAGTTCCAGTGGAGCGGTACACACCACGCAGGCGGAATGCATCTGGAATACCAAGGCACCACGGTCCGCGAACGGTCTCAGAGTGGGTGTTGGCCTGGATCTTGACATAGGCCTTGCGCTTGGTGGTCTTGGCCGCCGCCGCAGATGATTGGTTCTTCACCACGTCAAACGTGATGTGAGCGTTCCACGCGGCGGTGTTGGTAACAAAGCCAGACGAAACCGTCAGTTGCGTGTTACCGGACACGGAAGCCGAACCAGATGGTAGATCGGCCAGAGATACTGGAACTTCAGCGGGAAGCTCAATCTGTGCAATGTTGGCAGAGAAGGAGCTTGTCCAGGTGTTGGCGATGGACAGGTGCGTGTTGTTTGTGACGGCCGAAACACGGCGCGTTTGACCATTGACACGTAGGTATGCGCCAGAATATAGTTCGGTTACGAAAGCCGTTCCAGAACCGACCGCAGTGTTTGCAGCAGAAGTTCCAGTGATCGTTCCGGTGATATTCGTGTTAGAGCGGACGCTAGTGGTTGGCGTGATGATGATATCGCGCAGCTCGTTGTCTGTCAGGGTGCCAACGTATGGGAAATACGCGTTAGGACCAGCGGCGATAACCATGGTCGCAGAAGAGGACAGCCCGTTTGCAGCAGCGTTGATGGTGGACTTCCTGCTACGGAACGAAACGTTAGCAGAAGATAGCGTCTTCGATGCGTTGAAGCGAGTAGGGAAAACCAGATAGTTGTTGGCAGTTTCTCGCAGGACAGCAGTGCCGAACACATCGGCCACGGCCTTGTTGTTCGTTCCGTTATAAAAGATCGAACGGACTGCGGAGAAGTTTTTGCCGGCATTCATGACTACGTCGAAGAGGTAGATCCTGAAGCGAGCCTCAGGAGTTCCTAGAACACCGTCGATGGCTGTAACGGCACGGATACGGGCTTCACCAATCTTGGTTCCCGCTAGCGCTGGGACGGAGCCAACCGCTGTAGAATAATGGTTGGCTTCAGTATCGTAGAGGTCAATCTTGACCAGCTTAGATGCCGGGAAGGTTCCGGCCATTTCGACCACATCAATGTAGTTACCCAGATTAATGTCGATGTTGACATTGCTGGAAACAACAGTGGAAGTGCCCTTGTCGACATCAACTACGTAGTTGTTTGAGGTTTGAACACGGCGACCACCAATATAGGCGACGCCTGGATCGACTGCCACAGTAAACGTTGTAGCATCGAGCAGGGAGTTTGCTTGCGAAACAGAGTTGACCAGGAACTGATCGAGGACGAAGTTGCCTGTTTGTTCAAATGTACGCTGCGCGATATTGCTTTCGATAGCGTTATACTTCGTATCGCGGATTTGCTTGAATGGATTGCCTTTAGCAAACTCGACGATGCTGAAGAACTCAGTGTTGGCAGCTAGGTCGGCGGTGCTGATAACCGTCAATGTAGGTGTGAGCTGGAGGCGATCAGCGCCAGGAGCTACGGCGTTACCAGTGTTCGCGTTGTCGAGCAGGGTGTAATCTGTGTTCGAGTTAACGATTGCTTCAGCGGTGTCAAACCCGATGACCTTGTTGGTTGGGTAACCGTCTGCAACCGTGCGGTACTTCTCAACGATAACAATCTGCGGCTCGACGCGAGCAAAGTAGCCCTTCTGGTAGATGACGCCTTCTGTGATTCCGAATGCGTACCCGGAACCGATTGAGTTCTGAGTTGCGTTCGCAACCACGACAGTCGCATAGTAGTTACGGGCAGAAATCTGCAGCGAATCGATTTGAGTCGTGTTTGCAGTGCTAGATGCGATCGTGACGTATGGACGAACCGTGTAGCCAGATCCAGAATCTTCGATCGGCAGCGTGTTCATACCGTTCTCAACACGGCCGGACGTGGTCGTTACAACGGAAGCAGAAGCGTTAGAGCCGATGACTGCAGAGATGTAAACCTCGGCTGCTCCAAAAACGGCTGGCACAGTAGAGTTGGCTTGGAAAGTATTTTCAGACAGGAACAACCCGTTTGAATACGACGCGCCAGTGAGCGAGTTGGTCAGCGGACGAAGGGTTAGGATAACCGCATTTGCCTGGATAGTGCTGTTCGCAGAAACAATGACTCCCTTTGCCTGACCAGCTGTTAGGTTTTGGGTGACAACCGATCCTGCGATGAAAATGTCGGTGATAGGCACACCGTTGGCGAATGCAGTACCGCCGGAACTGTTCTGAACAGCCACAGCTGGGCTAACCACAACGATGTCGTTGTTCGAGAATCCAGATACGTTATTGAGGACTTCGATAGCGTTAATGCCGCGGTCGAGATCCGTAACAACCAGTTGGGCCTCTGGATCAAATGTCAGTTCGCCGGCCGAGCCGGACTTGATGTAGGAAACGTACAGCGTGTTTAGATCCGGGGTCGTGGCCTCGAATCCAGAAACAGAGTTCACAATCCTAGCGGTCGTTCCGTTCGATTCATCCGTAACAAACAGCCCGATATAGTCGGCGACGTTGATCGCTTCGCCGGAACTGTCAGCGTCATTTAGCTTGACAAACGGGTAGTTGTCATAGAACGTAAACTGGGCACCATCGACAATGGTGCCGCGCTTGAAGATGTTATCCCCAAAGCGCTCGACCTGTGCCTGAAGCAGGGTCTGGAGCTGATTAAGCTCACGGGCTTGAACAGCCACGGCTGGCTTAAAGAGGATCTTGCCGAAGTTCTTCGTGGCATCGAAGTCATCGTAGTACGGAGACGCCGACAGATCAGTTTTCAGTGGCATAGGTGTTAGAACTCCACGGTGATTTTCTTAGTCTGAGTAGTGCTAGTCTCACGTGAAACAGGCTCATGGTTCTCAACATAAATGACTGAACCAGACTCTGGGACAAGCTCACCGTTGTATTTATTAGCCACAACAATGGATGCAGACGTAGTTGGGTTACGAAGAATAGTTCCGGCCGCCATATCGCCAACAACGCCCGTAACATAGATGTGGGAAGCGTTTGCGTATGAATGGAAGTAACAAGAGTTCACTTCATCGGCATCAGACAGGTATTCATCAGCGGTAAAGGTAGAGAGTGGGCTGGAGATAGCAATCGAAGAAAGCTGCTTCACAACACTGAAGTCATTAATGGCGTTGTTGTTGATTTCCATAGCAGTGATTACTGCCGTAGAGTAGGTAGTTAGGCCGATAATAGAATCGTTGTTAGCAAAGAATGGAGTTGCGTTCGTTACATACGAATATGTTGGCCCGGATTCAACGTGAATAGCTGACGTGTTTGAATAAGACTTGTGCAAGACGGCAGCGTTATCCGTGAACGGGCAGCTTTCCTGCATTACCAGGTGCGTCGCATTGGACGATACGATTGTGGACACAAACCATTCAGATCCGTTAGCCGCACAAACGAAAGCCCTGTCGTGTGGGAAAATGTGAGCATCCATAGACAGAAGCGTCGTGTTTGTCGATACAACGAACGTGTTTCCAGAGACAACAGACACGGATCCGGCCTGGCGAACTGGATCAAAGACGATGATAGTTTCGCCCTCGACAAATCCGCCGTCTCGGCCAGCGGTAGCATTGTTGGAGTACTTGACAGTCGACAGTTCAACATTAGAGAACATCGGATCTTTGAGAATGCCGACCTGGGCGAAATGTTGGCCTGTTGGGATGACGCCGTTTTCGCTACCTGTAACCGTGGTGCTGATAGTCACCCAGTGGGCACCAAGCTCTAGTGTTTGATTAAACCCGTGCCCGCCCTTAGGTGGGATGATGGGAACTAGGACAGCAGTATTGGACTCAACAGCCACATTGGATTGCTCGATCACTGCCGAAGCCGTAAAGTATCCAGCACCTCGGTCGAGCATTTCAACCTGAATGACGCTATTGCCCGTGCCCAAGATGGCGCGGCCGACAGCATTAGAAGTGGCTCGACCTAGAATGGTGACCTTAGGAGATATTTCAAAGGTAGAAGTAGTATCGGGAAGAATCGTGAAGGCATCATCCAAAATAACATAGCGGGCAGATCCATTGTTAATGTAGTCGGTGACTGTGCGGAATTGGCCCATGCCACGACCTGCCGTGATCTTCATGATGCATCCGGTATAGAACCCGTTCGCAGCAGATGGAGATACGTTGTTAGCGGTTCTCACACCAAAGTACGTGGTGTTACCAAGGTATCCGATATCGGATCCCAGCGCAAACTCGCCAGCAAAGAAATTGTTGTAACCGGATCCAGCCGTTTCGATTTGGACGACGTCGATAGCGCCCCCGACAGCGAAATCACTTACCTCTGTGTTTGCGATCAGCGGAACATACGAGTTCGATGCAAACTTCGTGAAATCATCATCTCCGGCGGTGTACATGTACTTCCACTGATAACCATCGGCGGTTTCGTAAAATCCGTCGTATGTTTCAGTGTCAGCAGTTTCCACCAGCGAAAACGCAGCAAATGAAGGAGCCACAGTCGAAACGGCGCCATTGTTATTGTATAGGCATTTGAAGACATTGTAGTTGTCGCCTTCAAGCACACCGACATAGAAGTTTTCGGATTTCAGATCTTCAGTTCTATGGTCATATTGGGTGTAGACGACACCTGTTACCCAATCAATCCTAGGAATGGATAGGCAAACATCAGTGTCGGCGATTCTCTTAGCAAAGATCATGTGGTTGTATGTGTCGATATCCGTCGCCTGGGCGGAAACCTCCACATCGGGCACGGCTCCGTTCGTCCAGGGGATATGGCGGCCGAAGAACATATAGTAGAATGCTTTGTCCGTTTCGGAGAAGCTCTCTAGGAATTGCTCTGCCTGATTTACTTTGAAGTCATCTGTCAGTTTAAGGAGGGACATTATACCACTTCTATAGTAGACTCAGCAACGCTGAGTGGGGCGAGTACGTTTTCGATGGACAGATACGATGAGAACCCTTTGGTTCCAGCAACGTGGAGGACCTGATCGAACATCTGCTTGTATGTATCTTGTTGAATTGTGGTCTGGATTTCGTACGAGAACTCTTGATAGTAATCGTTATCTTGGAAATAGGTTCGTCCAGAAGGAAGGCCACCGTTTGTCAGATAGTAACCAGCACCAACACCATGAGTATCAGTTGACACGGACGCCAGTCCAGATTTAGATGGATCATCCAAGGAGAAGAACGTCAGGGTTTCACCGTCTTCATAGCCATACCCAGAGGTTTCTAGGAGTATGCGTTCCACTCTTCCTGCAGCGGCAAAAACCTCGGCGCGAATATCTGCATTGAGGCCTACGTAGTTGATGAAATCGTCATCGTAGTTATTGGCTTTCAGGATTTTAGCAGTGGCGCCAGATTGCTCCCCGATGATCATGTAGTTGGCTGGATCGTGCTCGTAGAAACGTTGGTCAACGCTTAGGCGATCTACCCGAACGGAC